GATTGTTTAAAAAGTTGTTTTTATTAAAGTAAAATTCTTAGCATATTCCGTTTTTTGTTGAGAAACTTATTTGTAATGGTAAGCCCTTATATTAAGACATAAGGGCTTTTTTTATAATGTTCCAATTAAAATGATATATGTTTATTATAATCATAACCCTCAATTAACTTTTCTAAACTTTCCAAGTCATTAAAACTTATAATCGTATTCTTGCTTTTTGATGAGTCCCATTCCTCTACTATATCCCATCTGTTTTTAGGGTAAAAAATATTAAAGCTCTCTTCTGCTGTAAAATCATAACCATCGTTATTACCCAGTGCAAATGCAACTTGTTCATGTGACATATTTGTAGTTAAACTTCTGATATTGTTTGATATTTCTGACTTTGTTCTTTTCATAATTTCCGCCTTTTTTTAATTTTAATTAGTTACTGTCAAGCTTATATATACAATATTATTGTAAAAGTCAAGTCTTTTTTGTAATTATTTTAATTATTATTGTGTTTTATAGCTAAAATAGTTAAATTTATTTTCAATTATACCAAAAAAAACTTATTTTTATATTGCATAATTGTTATTTAATTAGTAATTTGTAGTATAAAATTAAAAGGTATATAAGATGAATAATATATTAAAAAACATACTAGCAAAAGGTAGTGTTAAGATACAAGAGCATATAATAGATGTTAATTTAAAAGATGGATTTAGTGGAGAGGGTATATTAGGGCAGTCAAACTCTATAACTTCCGAAATTGAGATATTAAAAAACTTGTCTAGCAGTATGAAAGAAGAAACATTATTACATGAGATACTACATATAATAAGTTATAATTTTAACCTTGAATTAAATGAGACACAAGTATGTGGAATTTCTAATGTATTATATAGCGTGTTAATGAATAACGATAAAACGAAAATTGATAATAGAGGAAAGGTTGCTTATATATGAACTATGTAAAAATATTAATTATTAAATTTAGCTATAAAAAGTATTGTTTTATCATAGTGTAAACACTAAAAAAAGTTGGAGAATAATAATGTTAGAAAAGTTTAAATTCTTTGAATTAGCAAAACCAAAAAAAATAAAAGTTATTGAAATAGATGGTTATATATTTGGCGAGGGATCAGAAATTGAAATTGTATATTACAATAACAAACCTTGCATATTTTTAGAAGAAGAAAACGATCTATATGTAGTAGTAAATTTAGATAAAAATTACGAGGTAGATTATCTTAATATAAGCGAATTTAAAAGAGTAGAAGAGTATATAAAAGTAGATGATATTATTGAGATGTTAGAAAATTAAAGAGGTTAATATGAATAGTAAATCAAATTCAGAAGATAAAAAATATACGCAAAATGAAATATTAGATTATGCAAAATTATTATACTTAGAGATAGGTCAAGATAAAAAGAAAAAGTATAGTTTACAAGCTATATGTAACAAAATTAAAGAAGAATGTAACAAAAGTGTAACAAGAACAACAATGATGAGGTGGAGTAAGAAATACGAATGGGATTCGTTGTTTGTTAAGACAATTCAACATAATATTAAAAGAGCAGAAGCTGAAAATGAAATAGAAGAAAGAGATATACTTGAAGAGAAAGGAAAAGGATTAAGAGATTTATATAAAAATGCTTTGGTTATGTCAAAATTAACAACTGATCAATTAGAATATTTAGTTAGAGAAAAAGAAATAAGCGAACAAGGTTTATTAAAATTGAATAAAGATAGCAATGATACAATTATGAAACTTAATGAATTTGGCGAAAATGGGAACAATGATGATGGTATTAAAATAGAAATAGTTAAAACTTATGAAAAAGAGTAAAATTTGGCAATAGTATTAACCAAAAAACAAACACAAGCACTGGATATATTAGAAGATAAAACTACCAATGAACTATTATTTGGTGGTGGTGCTGGTGGTGCAAAGTCTTTTTTAGGTTGTTTGTGGATAATTACAAACGCTAATAAATATGCTGGAACTCGATGGTTAATTGGTAGAGATGAACTGAAAACGCTTAAAGATACTACTTTAGTAACCTTTTTTGATGTTTTAAAGCTTATGGGTATTCCTATAACACATTACAATTACAATGATAATAAAAGCACTATTACTTTTTCAAATGGATCAGTTGTATTGTTAAAAGATTTACATTTATACCCTAAAGACCCTAATTTTGATGGATTGGGTTCTTTAGAAATTACTGGAGCTTTTATTGATGAGTGTAATCAGATAACAGAAAAAGCAAAGAATGTTGTAAATTCAAGAATAAGATATAAGCTAGATAAGTATAATTTAGTTCCTAAAATCTTAATGACTTGTAATCCTGCTAAAAATTGGGTTTATACTAAATATTATAGTCCTAACAAGAAAAACACACTAGATAAATCAAAGGCATTTATACAAGCATTATTGAGTGATAATCAATTTATTTCAAGGCATTACAGAGATAATTTATTAAAACTAGACAATTCAAGTCGAGAAAGGTTACTATATGGAAATTGGGAATACGATAACGACCCTGCAAAGTTAATAGTATTTGAGAGCATTACTAATATGTTTTCAAATACTTATGTTGAGGGTGGTAATAGATATATAACTGCTGATATTGCTATGCACGGATCAGATAAATTTATTTTAGGTTTTTGGAATGGGTGGCGTTTGGAAAAAATAAAGTCTATTGATAAATGTGATGCTAAAGAAGTTGAGGACACTATAAAAGGATTTGCAGAAGAAAACAATGTTCCAAGGTCTAATATATGTTACGATGCTGATGGGTTGGGAACTTTTCTAAGAGGATATTTAAAAGGTGCTAAAGCTTTTGTAAATGGTTCAAAAGCGATAGAAGTTGAAAATCAAAAAGAAGAATATTTTAACTTGAATACTCAATGTACTTATAGAATATCAAAAAGAATAAATGATAATGAAGTTTATATAAATTGTCCTAACATTGATAGTCAAGATTTAATAATACAAGAGCTAGAACAAGTTAAAAAAGACAAAATGGACGATGATAGAAAATTATATTTAATTCCTAAAAAAATAATAAAAGAAAATATCGGTAGATCTCCAGATTTTAAAGATATGATAATAATGAGAGAATATTTTACATTAGCAAAAAAACAAATAGTACAACAAACAAGCATAAATTGGTAAAGGAGTTAAAAAATGGCAGACACTAAACAAGATCAACAAAGAAACGATATATCAAATTATAGACATCCCGAATATGTTAAAAGATTGCCGCAATGGAATCAGATTTTAGATTGCTATAATAACGAAGTAAAAGAAAAAGGTATTGAATATTTGCCGAAAACTGGAGGACAATCTAACAATAAAGACAAATCAAAAGGAATTGAACAATATAATTCTTACAAGAAAAAAGCATTATATTTTAATTATACAAAAGAGACCGTATTAGAAAGTAAAAATAGTATTGTAAGAAAAGAAACTGTTATTACTTTACCGAAACAACTTGAATATTTAAGGAATAATTTCAATTCAAATAAAGAAAGTTCTTTGTCAATTTTGGATGACATTTACACGGAGCAAATTAAAATGTCACGAGTTGGATATTTACTAGATCCGACCGAAAAGCAAAACGATATTAAATTTAATGCAGTTGAATATGAAGCAATTAGCATAGTAGATTGGAACACGCAAATAATAGATGGAGAGAAACAATTAGTATATGTATTATTAAACGAATCGCAACCAGTCAAAGATGAAAGCGGTCAGTGGGTAGATGAAAATAGCTATAGAGTATTAGGATTAAGAAAAACAGATGATGGTTATATTTATTACACAAGAGTTTTAAAAAACGAACAAATAGAAGATGTTAAATTTCATGTAAATATTGAAAGTTTTGATAAAAGCATTATAGAAAGTGAAAGTTATTTAGAGCCAAATGTTAGAGGTATTACTTTGTCTTATATCCCTTTTTTTATTGCAAATGCTGATGATAATAAGTATGAAACTCAACAGCCTTTATTATTAAACCAATCTGATATTTCACTAGGTTTATATCGAGGTGATGCAGATTATAGAAGATTATTATATATGCAAACTGCAGCGATGTTATTTATAAAAGGTATTTCAAGTGATGAGATGAAAACAGTAACAGTAGATGGAATTTTTGCAACAAATGAAATAAATGCGGATTCTAAATATGTCGGAGTTGGTGGAGGTGAAGGATTAAGCGAAGCAAGATTATCGCAAGATCAACTTCACAAAGATGTGTCAAGTTTCGGAGTTGTAGCATCAGAAAAGAATGGTCAGGAAAGTGAAGAGTCATTACAAGCTAGGATAACTTTAAAAACTGATAAGCTTAGAGATGTGTCAAAAAGTGGAGCAAGATTATTATATTTTCTATATTATACTGCTGGCGTTTGGATTAACTTAACAGATAAAGAACTTGAAGAAATAAAAGTAGAACCTAATTTGAATTTTAAAACAAATAGCGAAAATGCACAAGATTTAAAAAATGTTACTGAAATTTGGGGAAAAGGTGGTATGTTAGATAAAGATTATTATAACTATCAAAAGAAAAATAATTTTACAACTGTAGCAACTTTTGAAGAGTGGGAAAATGAAAGAGAAAAGCAAAATATAAATGTTATACAACATAAATATGTTATATTAGTTTAAGTTGATATTGTAACTAGTAAAATAATTGCTAATGATAGTAATGTAAATTATAAAAGTCTACTATGAGTAGATAAAAATTGAGGAGGGTCTAAAGATGCCTTTAGATTACAGAGTTGAAAGCTTGGAAGATGTAGATGAAAAGTATAGAGATGAATATACGAAAGTTACCAAGAATGATAAAACTTATTTTGAGTTCAATATTGGAGGTGTTAAACCTCAAGATGAGTTTGATATAGTTCATAAATCTATGCTCGCAGCAAGAGAGGACACTAGACTTGAAAAAGCAAAATTAAAATCATTTGGAGAATACACTCCAGATACTATAAACGACATGGTCGCAAAAATAGCTGATTTTGAGTTACAAGCAAACAAGCAAGATGAGAATAAAAAAGAAATGCTTGAAAATGCTATAAAAGCTAGAATGCTACCTTTCAATGATGAAATGGCAAAGCTAAAAGAATTAAATGATTCTTTAACTGCTAATAATGAAGTTTTAAAAGCTGAAAAAATCGACGGTGCTTTAAGAAGAATAATTACTTCTAAAATTTCAGACCCAAAAAGTGGAATTATGCCAGAAGCTTATGAAGATATTTATTCCAGAGCTACAAGAAAAGATATTGGAGTATTTTGGAATGAAGATTCAAAGTCATTTTTAGATGAAGGTATGAACTCTTTTGATACTTGGTTCACTCTACAAGCTGAAAAGTCGCTATGGAGAAAACCTTCTCAAAGTGCAAATGCAAGAGGCGGAAACACTGGAATAGAATCGAATCCTTGGAGTAAAGGAAAAGAGAACTATACAGAACAAGCAAAAATACAAAATTCAGACCCTGAAAAGGCTTTAAGATTAAAGAAGTCAGCAGGGTATTAAAAAGGAGTAAAAAATGGCAGAATCAAGAATAGCAGATTTTTACAATCCACAAGTTTTTTCAGATACTTTTGGATTAAGACAGTTAGAAAAGAATATTTTAATTACGAGTGGTGTTGCAGTTACTGATCCAGTTTTAAGAAACTTTTTAATGGGCGAGGGCGATACAATTGATATGAGATTTATAGATCAATTAGCTTACACTGCACCTAACGAATCGAGTGATAACCCTTCAGTAACATCGACAGCTAATAAAATGACTGGGGGAAGTTATAAAGTTAAGAAACATCTCAACAATAACTCTTGGGCTGCAATGAGTATATTGCCAAGTGTTAATGGTGTTGATCCTGCTGGTTATGTCATGGAACAAGTTATGAATTATTGGAACAGAGTAGCAGAAATCAAAATGATTGACTCTCTTTTGGGCGTGATGGCTGATAATATAGCAAATGACAGCGGGGATATGGTAGAAGATATTTCTATTACTACAGGAACTATCACAGATGCGAACAGATGGAATTATGATAATTTTGTAGATGCTACTTTAACAATGGGCGATAATGACGAAGAGTTAGGAATGATTTTTGTTAATCCAATCGTCTATGGTAGAATTAAAAAATCTAATCAAATTGATTTTATTCCTGCAAGTGAGGGTAATAAAAAAATTGAAATGTATCAAGGTATGCGACTTATGAAATCTAACGCAATGCCAGTTGACACAAGTGTTTCAGGCTATCCAGTTTACACTTCCATGATTTTAGGCGGAGGTGCTTTT